ACACTGTGGTACACTACACTGTGGTACACTACACTGTGGTACACTACACTGTGGTACACTACACTGTGGTACACTACACTGTGGTACACTACACTGTGGTACACTACACTGTGGTACACTACATTGTAGTACACTATCATGAGTCGGATTCAGTAGTTGAGCCGGACTCACACATCATAGATTCCTTTGGTATATGAATCGGACTCAGCTACTGAACCCGGTTCACTTACTGAATTGGATCCAGCAACTGAACTGGACTCGGCTACCGAACTGGATTCAACTAATGAATCCGGTTCAGGGCCCTGGGGGGTCGTTTTATAAAAATCTTTTCACGGTCTGCGAAGGTCAATCGGAAGTATCTATGGAAATTTTTTACCCAGACTGAAATTTCACCATCCAGCCCAGCCGGATCTAAAGATCTCAAAAGTCTTAGACTATATACATAAACGATAATTTTTAATCATTCTGAATCAAATGGGTACTTTATACGATCTTGAACGATCAAAAATAGGGCCCCTATACTAACCATTACTCTTTTCTGAAACGATCAAAATTAATCAAACTGCGATCCAGAACGATACTGGGTATTCTCCCAAATTATTTTAGTCCCAGCTATAAAAAAGTGTTTACAAAGTTGTAAAAGTATGATATAATACAGATATACGTCTAACTAAGATGGAGAACGATAATGGACGAAATTAACTGGGAATTGGTACAATTCAAATATGAGGTCCTGGGGAGTTCACTCGAAACTCTTGCACAGGAATACCATCTATCTCTGCCGGTCTTAAAGTTCAATTCAAAAGACTGGAAACAAATCCCTTTGGCACAGCAACAACTAGGTCTTGAAGATATCTCTTCTTTAGAAGATATTCTTACAAAACTTGGAGATCAAACCGCATCTCAGGCCAAAGCATTTGCGATTTTGAAACAAAAGTTTTTGGGACCTAAGTATGTTGAACTCGAGACAGTGCTGCTTCATAAGGCTGTTCAGATGGCATCGGCAATTAAAGAAGGTGATCCACTTGGTCATCGTACTCTACGTTCGCTTGCGACCGTCCTTGCTGACTTGTTAGAACAGAATCCGTTGTTGAGGAGTATGGATGACGTGGATGGAAACCACAACTCTAGGGAGTGGAAAGTAACGATTGTTGATGCTAAAGAAGAAAAGGAGGAATCATGAGAAGAAGACTCATTTCACCGTTCTTGATTTCATTTCTGTTAGTGTTCTTGGTGATGTGTACAACGAATCAAAAGCTTAACTATTTGTCTGTCCGAGATACCTTTAATATGGCATTAAAGAACTATTCGGAAAGAGTTAAAGCAATGCCGGCTAGTGTGGACAAAGATCTGATCAAATCTGAATTCAACCCTATTTGGAAGGATGCTGAAAAAGCTCTTGATGGATGGGGAGAAGTTGTTAAAGGAATGTCAGAAGCAGATGAATCAGTTGCTATGCAACGCTATTTAGCAGCAAAAAACAAATTGATTGAACTTGGACTAAAATATTTCAAAGAAGATCTTTTTAATAAATAAGGAGGTGTTATGGTTTTAACTTCTGCACAAATTCTTTCACTTATTTTTCTTGCTACTGATTTAATGGTTATAGCCCCCGTTCAATGGGCTAAGTTGAAACGGATGGCATCAGATGGATCGTTGACCGACGGGCAAGTAAATGCTCTACTCGTAGCATCCGAAACAACTAGCGATAATCTTATTGCCGTAATTGACAATCTATAGGAGAAGAGAAAGAATGAAGAAACTCTGTTTGATTATAATAATCTTGTTAGGACTGTTAGTTTTCTCTGTTAATGCAAGTGAAACAATTGAGGTTGTAACTTTTGCGTGGGATGATACTAATGATCCAGGAGCTGTTAAGAATTTTGAGATGTATTGGGGTGTAACTGCTGGAGGTCCTTATATTAAACTTGCAGTTATTCCTTATGCTCTTGAATCACCAGTTGAAGCAACTGTCACAGGCTCTCCCGGCACAACTGAAACAAGGTATTTCGTTCTGACTGCATGTGGAGATATAATCCAGGAAGATGGTAGTATGCTCTATATGTGTTCAGGAGATGATGAGGGCAATATGGCTTTTTCAAATGAAGTATCTTATGACTTTTGGATTGAAGCTGATGGGTTTTCTGTACCAGTTCAATTTAGAATAATTAGTGGAGAGTAATCAATGCCATTTAAGAAAATAACTAAAGGTAAAAATAAGGGGAAATATAAAAGTCCTAGTGGAAGAATTTGGACTCTTGCGCAAATGAAAGCTTATTACGCCAAAAAGAAGAAAAAGTAAATGCCTGTTCAATGGACAACTATTGCAGCTGTTGTTACTACTGTATCACTTGTTGGAGGTATAATGCTTGTACTGATGAGAAGGTTCTTTGTGTCTACTGAAAAATGTGAAATTACTCATAAAAATCACAGTGGTGAAATTTCTAAAAAAATCGATGATTTAAAAACTGAGATTAAAGAAGATCGAGTAATTGCAAATAATCATCATGCAGAGACAAAAGAAACTCTTGGATTAATACAAGGGAAATTGGAAAGTTTATAATGCTAGAATTGCAAGTACCACGAAAATTACAGCCATTTATGACAAAAAGGAAACGCTATAAAGTAGCGTATGGTGGCAGAGGTGGTTCTAAGTCAATGACAATTGCTGGCATGTTAGCTCAAAAGGCTCAAGTAGAACAAGCACTTGTAGGTTGTTTACGAGAGTTTCAAAATTCTCTTGATGATTCAGTTTTTGCTCTTATAAAGTCTGAAGTTAGGCGTTTATCAATTCCTGGATTTAGGAATTATACGAATAAAATAAAGCACGTTGATGGTGGTGGTTTCCGTTTTAGGGGGTTGGCCCGTTCAATTGATGCCATTAAATCGATGTTTGGATTCAAATACTTTTGGCTCGAAGAAGGACAGTTTATTTCAGCGGATAGCTTAAAAATTCTTACTCCAACCTTACGGGAAGAGGATTCGGAGCTTTGGATATCTGCCAATCCAATGAGCGCAGCTGACCCCTTTTCGCAACGCTTCATTAGTCCTTACCAAAGAGAATTAGACAAACATGGATTCTATGAAGATGACATGCATTATATTGTTAAGATTAACTATAACGATAATCCTTGGTTTCCTTTGGCATTGGATCAAGAACGGATTCATGATTATCAGTATTTACCAAGAGCATTATACGATCATATTTGGGAAGGAACTTTTAATGACTCCGTTGAGAACGCATTAATTAAAGCTGAATGGTTTGATGCTTGTGTCGATGCTCACATAAAACTAGGATTTGAACCAATAGGTGCCAAAGTGGCAGCCCATGACCCATCTGACACAGGAGAGGATGATAAAGGATATGCATTTAGACATGGTTCTGTGGTCCTTAAAGTTGAAGCTAAAGCAACTGGTGATATTAATGAAGGTTGCGATTGGGCGACTGGTCTCGCTATTCAGGACGATGTTGATATATTTTTGTGGGATTGCGATGGTCTTGGTATTGGGCTTAACCGCCAGATTAATAGAGTTTTTGAAGGAAAATCCACATTGGTTGCACAATATAAAGGTTCTGAGAAAGTGGATATCCCTGATGCACCCTTCGAACCTGCTGACAAGATTTCTATACAAAATCAAAAGACCAATAAGGAAGCAATAAAGAACTGTAGAGCTCAATATTACTTTGAATTACGAAATCGTATCTATAAGACTTTTATTGCAGTTACCCAACATTCATATACTGATCCTGATCAAATGATTTCTTTTTCATCAGATATAAATGAGTTAACACAATTACGTTCTGAGCTTTGCCGGCTTCCAATAAAGCCAAACCCAAATGGAATGTTTGAATTGTTTACTAAAGCAGAAATGCTTCGCAAGTTTAAAATACCTTCTCCTAATTTAGCTGATTCTGTTAAGATGCTATGGAAGAAAGTTCATAATCCACAATTTGGGACTACAAAACGGCCGCCACCAATACGTGCTATTGGTGAAGGGGTGCAACATAAACGTAAATATAGAAGGAGAGCTGCCTAATGCCTAAATATGATAAAATGGCTAATTACTATATGAAGAAAGCCAAAAAGAAGGAGGAGGAAGAGGAAGAAACAACTCCTGGGTCATTAGATGATAATGCCATAGAAAGAGAAAGAAAAAGAAGAGAAAAACTCAAAAAACAACTTGAAGAGGCGGGCAAATAATGAGTCTTGAACTCAATGAACTAAAAAGGATGCATGATAAAGCATTTATATCTTCTCAGACTACTCGAGAACGTGCTTCAGATGACTTAGTATTTTATTGGGTCACTCAATGGGATGATAGTATACTTGAGGAAACTCAGTTATCTTATCGTGGTGAATTCAATACTTTAAGAAAAGCTGGTCGTCAAATCATGGCAGATCTTAATTCTAATCCTGTGCAAGTTGATTTTATACCAAAAGATGAAACTCGTGAAGATTCTGCTGAAGTAATAGATGGTCTTTATCGCTCAGATTCTAATAAGAATGATTCTATTGAAGCTTTTAGTAATGGTCAAATAGAATCTGTTGTTTGTGGTGTAGGTGCATGGGAATTAGCAACTGAATATGCTACTCAAAGAATTGGTGATAAAAATCAAGTAATTGTTCGTAAACCAATCATCGAAGCAAATAATACTGTATTTTGGGATCCAAATTCTCATCGTCTTGATAAGTCTGATGCAAAATATGTTTCTGTATTAACATCTTTTTCAAAAGATGGATATCTAGATTTAGTGAATAAATACACTGATGAAGAAGTTGAACATGTAAATGCAGATTCATTTAAATTTCCTGAACACTCATATACATTTCCATGGATTTTAGGTGAAGCAGAAAAAATTTATATTGTTAAATTTTATCACAAAGAAATAGTAGAAGTTCCTGTATTAACTTTATCTGATCCCCTTGGTAATACTATTGATGTAAATAAAGAGGATATTGAGGATATTGAAGATGACCTCATTGGTGCAGGTTATGAAATAGTAGCTGAACATATTTATAAAAGAGGGCAAGTTACAAAATACATTGCATCTGGAAAAGAAATACTTAAAGAATGCATAATTGCTGGGCAGCATATACCTATTATACCCACTTTTGGAGAACATGCGTTTGTTGAGGGAGAGGAGCACTGGGAGGGAGTAACGCGGCTCGCCAAGGATCCGCAACGCTTACGTAACTTTGCCGGAAGTTATTTGGGGGATATTCTTTCCCGGTCTCCTCGAAATAAACCTATATTTTGGCAAGAGCAAATTGCTGGTTTTGAAGATATGTATTCTGAATCAGGACCAGATAATAATTTTCCATACTTACTTCAAAATAGAAAGGGAGGCGATGGTTCTGATCTTCCAATAGGA